GGGGTAGGACTTGACAACTGCCCCCCACCTATGTAATAATAAAATCACTTCCTAGAGACAGGAGACAAAATGCTAAACAAGGAAGCGAAAGTTCAAGGCGTAGCAATCTACGCTGAATTTCGTAAGCCGGGGCAAACAATGCAAATCATTGTGACACCTGATGCTTACACAACTTCAGGAACTCTAGTTCCTATGAACTTAGTTCGTAGGGTAGTTACACCTGAAACACCTAAAAAACAATGGCGCAATAGCGTTCTCAGTAGTTCGGCACTAAAAGAAGTTATGGGTGAGGGAGAAGTTCCTAACCAACTTCCTGATGCTGACAAAGAAGTATTTACTGAAAAGCGTATGCGTCACGCAGTAACTTACTTTGAGACAATCTTAAATGGTGGTTGGACTATTGAGCAAAAACCAATACTCCTAGAAGTATCTCGCCATGACGCTGACGACCTTGCTAAAGGTAAGACACCTAATAAACTAATTTATCGTGTGGGGATTTCTCGTTTCGCACAAGGCTTCCCTGAGAAACTAATCTAAGGGGGAGACAGAAAATGGAAAATCTAAAAGAGCGTTATGCTTCAATCACGCCAAATCAAACTCCGACAATGTGGGAGATGATTATAGATGTAGCGTCACAGGGTCTAAATGAAGGTGCTTCACTTTCACTAAACTCAAAGGTTGCGCCACAAGGTCGCTATGTTGAAAGAGCAGTTGGGTCAGAGCGTGCGCCACGCAAATCCAAAATGGAAGGATTGTTGAAAGTGGAAGGACTAGCAGGTGACGAAACTTATGTTCGTCCAAATGGTTCTATCTATCACGCTCGTATGTGGGGAGAACATAAAGATGTTGAAACTCTCCGCAAAGCGAGAGAAGCAACTAAGCAATCAGTTCTTACAGGTGTGGGTTCGGCTATGTTCCCACTTCTTTATGGTGTGCCGGGGTGCGGTAAAACTGCGCTAGTTGAAGCGTCTTTCGGTGCTGATGTTGAAACCCTTATGGGTAATGGAGATGTTGAAGCGTCTGACCTTCTTGGTTCTTATGTCCAAACTCCAAGTGGAAACTTTGAGTGGATTGACGGAGGACTTATTCGTGCTATGGAACAAGGTAAAGTTTATTTCATAGATGAGATTGGTCTGATTGACCCAAAGGTTCTAGCACTTGTTTATGGTGCTATGGACGGACGCCGAGAAGTTGTTGTTACTACAAATCCCGAACGAGGTGTTGTCAAATCACACCCGAACTTCTTTGTAGTTGGTGCGACAAATCCAAATGCTCCCGGAGTTCGTCTTTCGGAAGCGTTGATTTCTCGTTTCACACTTCAAGCAGAAATGACTACTGATTGGGCTTTGGCTCGTAAGTTAGGTGTTCCTGCTTTGCTCGTCACCGCTTCTCAAAATCTTTATCGCAAGCAAATGGCTAAGGAAGGAATTTCTTGGTCGCCACAAATGCGTGAGTTGCTTGCTTTCAGAGACATAGCAACAACTTTCGGAACTTCGTTCGCTTTACAAAACTTGATTGCGAGCGCACCTGAAAGTGATAGACCTGATGTTGCTGATGTTCTTTCAAGAGCCTTCGGTGAGGAAATCAAACCTGCCAAAATCTAAACCTGTCTCTTAGGTTTTGGCTTCTAGGGGGTGGGTCGCAGTTCTTGGGTGTCCTGCGACCTACTTCCACCCACTTGACAAATGACAGAAAAACGCTAGACTTGGATTATCAGGTTGGAAGCCTGATAACTAGAAAAGGGGAAATAAATGGCTCACTTACGATTTAGTGGCACAAAGACAGGGGCTACTCCTAAAGAGTGGCTCAAAGTAGGACGAGACATAGGTTACTTGGCAAACAAGTGGTCTATTCGCAACGACCTTGTTGCGTATGTTGGTCCGGGTGCTGGTGGTCCGGCACCTGCTTGTTATTCGCCCACAGAGGCAGAGATTGAAGTAAATGTTGAAGTTGCTTTCGGTGCTGGTGTTACTCCCGAAAAGATTGGCGACATAACACTTCGCAAAACACAATACGAGTTTCCAAAAGCCACAGGTGCGATTATGCACGAAGCGTTCCACGCTCGCTTCTCACAATGGTCTATGCCGAAAGCGTTTGAGGATTTAGCAAGAGATGAATACGAAGCCCTAATGTTGTTAGAGGAAAGTCGTATTGAGTATCAGGGTTTGAGGTCAATGCCTAATGCTCGTCCTTTCCTACGCTCTTGCGCTATGGACATAGTTCTTGGCGATACAAAGAAAGACGCAGAAACAACAACACAAACACACTCGCTAACTAACTTAGTTGGTTTAGTGTTCGCTCGTATTGACGCAGGTATCTTAGATGAATACGAAGTTGAACCTATTACTTCACAAATTGTTCGTGAGTTAGGTGTTGATGTTGTTGAGCAACTTCGTCAGATTGCTCGCTCTGCTCAATTACACGATAAGCACAATGACGCAACTGACTTGTATCCACTAGCAAAAGAGTGGGCAAGAATTGTTCGTGAGTTAGCAAAAGAGCGTGGAGATGATAAGCCACAGAAACCTGAGGGTGGTATTCCTTCTCCTATCATTGAAGCGATTATTGAAACAATGTCTGAGATAGCCCAAGAGATTGAGGCTAATAACTGCGGAGATTTAGCAGAGCAGGAACAACGAGAGGATTGGAAAGAGCAAGTTCAAGCGAAAGCGTCTGACGCTAAAGAGCAGGCAGAAAATCGTGAGATTGCTAAACAAATCTTTTCTAAGTCGTCAGGTCCGGGTAGCGCACGAACAAGTAGCAAGTTGCTAGAAAAGCGCAACCCAACTACTGACGAACTTATCGCAAGCACTCGTATTGGACAATACTTAGACAAAGCAAAGTATCGTGAGCGAGATGAGAAAGAAGTTTCTAGTATCTTGCCACCCGGCAGACTTCGCACTAAAGCAATACTCCAAAATCGTGCGTTGCGTTCTAAAGGTGTAATGACACAAGTAGAACCTTTCCGTAAAACAATGCGTAAGCACACAGACGACCCAACTCTCAATGTAGGTGTCATGGTCGACATAAGTGGTTCAATGGGTTCTGCTATGAAGCCAATGGCTACAACTGCGTGGGTTATGTCAGAGGCAGTAAATCGTATTCAGGGAAACTGCGCTATGGTCTATTATGGAAATGATGTGTTCCCAACTCTCAAAGTTGGACAACGACTAAAAGAAGTTCATGTTTATTCCGCAGAGGACGGAACTGAAAAGTTTGCTAAAGCGTTCTCCGCTTTGGACGGAACTCTCAACTTACTTCATGGACAAGGCGCAAAATTGTTAGTGATTGTTTCGGACGGACAATACACACATGACGAAACTCGTAAATGTAAGGAAATTGTTGCTAAATGTAAAGAAGCAGGTGTCGCTATTTTGTGGCTTCCTTTTGATAGAGGAACTAGCGCAGTAGAACTTGGTGGCGACTACGCCGAAGTTATGTCAGATGTTTCTGACCCACTTAGCGCAGTAGAAGCGATTGGTCGTGCGTGTGAGCGTGTCCTTACGAAAGTAGGAAAGCGTAATGCGTAATAATAAGAATTCCTTTGGTTTAGGTGCGTCCTTCCAACGCAACTCTCACCATAGAACTAAATCAAAGGATAAGAGTGAAGCCCCTACCCCCTTTTCGGGGGCTTCGCTCGCTATCCAAAAAGTAAAAGTGGTTCGGTAATGAAACCACTAAAACCAAAGCCTGTCGTAAATCCTGAACTATTTGTTGTTGAGTATCACTTAGGTTTTGACCCACACCCTGCTCAACAAGATGCAATTTTTTATACAGGTATGAATTGCATAGCCACAGTTAAATACGAAGGCTTTTCCGTAGATGTTTATTGTGATGGTGAGACAAGAGCAAATCTTTTGGACGCACCACAAGGGCAAGTTGTTTCTACTTTGTATTCGCCTTCAGATTTTATTGACGCTGGTTTAGATACAGATGATGCTTTGCGATTAGCAAACGAACAACAACTTCTTTATTGGGAAAATAATTCTTGGTTTGATTTGTATTGCGAAGGCGAACACTTGGATTGTGTTTCTCACGAATTAGATGAAGCGATTACCTTTGCCAAAACCTATGTAGGTGATGAGTGGGTAAGTGCGGAAATCTTTATGTCGTAATACTTGACAAAGTATTTTTTATGTGATTTACTTTGACAAGACAAGTGAAAGGGGAAAAAGTAAAAATGCATACTTGTCAGATTATGTTGATTGAGGCAGATAGCGCAGAGGAAGCGATTGACTACGCCAAATCAACTATTACTTATGCGGAAGAAAGATACCCCGCTTGGTCTGATTGGCACGGCGGGTTAGACGAAGGTCTGGCTGGACGCTGGTCAGGATTATTTCAAGGCTGGGAAGAAGATAGAGATGTTCTCGGCTACACGGAGAACCCTGCGCTCGCAGAGGACATTATCAAAGAGTTTGTTTCTTATCGGACGGGAGAAATAAATCGTTCATTAGAACAAATAACGGCAGAGGACTTTGACATAAAGAAACTTGTCGTTGAATACAATCCTGAAAAAGCAGACTACGGAAGTCAGATGAACGCTTGGACTTTGGCACGGCTAGGCAAACTTCTTTCTAATTATTGGACTTCTGATACGGGCGTGTATGACCTAACGGCTCATACGGCGAACCTAGAGTTCTTTAGAGAACGGCTCGCAAAAGAACCGCACAGGCAATACCTAGTGCCAATAGATTTTCACTTCTAACAAACGGACGAAAGGAAAAAGTAAATGACAACCTGCAAACATTGTGGTTGGGAAATAAAGCAAGACTTCGGGGCTTGGGTAGATGCGTGGGAACACGCCGTCTGCTGGTGGCAAGGAGATACGGCTATGCCACACGAACCGCTGAAGCAAAAAGTAAAAACGGCAAGAGATAAATCTTTTGCTGCATAAAAACTAAACGGAGGGGACAATGCAAGTAAAAGAGTTGTTAGCGCAGTTGGAGGAGTATGACCCTGAAACGGAACTCATAGTTGCGTATTGGGATAAGGAAACCATAGAAGGTTATGGAAATCCGAAACTCACAGATGACCAATGGTCAGATGTTGTATTCAAATACGAAAACGGAGAGTGGTATTGGCAAAGTCTGGCTTCAGAAGATTTCGAGGGCATAGTTGCAGAAGTTGTTGATAGAACTTAATACAGAACCGGTCGAATAGCCAAAAAGTAAAAAGGAGGATTTAATGAAACGCTGGAAGGCGACCTTCATCTCCCACTTCGGAACAGAGGTGGAAGCAGATACACAGAGGGAAGCAGAGGCTAAAGCCCTTGCTTGGCTACAAGAGGAGTATGGCTACGACCTTGCTCGCTCTACTGAGTTTGATGTGGAACTTGACGAGGGCTAAATGTGTGATACAAAACACACAAAATAATCCCTACCTTGACTTGACACGCCTAGCCTATGCGTGTAATGTTGGGTTTGTTAGGTCAGATACCTAATGAACGACAAAAGACAAAAGATGAAAGGAATTAGGCAAATGCCTAGAACTGAAATCAAAACTGAAGTAGTCAGAAAAGTGATTACTGAAGTAGCAACAACTGAAGTTGCGCTAGACGCAACAGAAGCAAGCGACCTTATTGCTGAACTTTCAGCAACAAGAGACGCCATTGACACCGCCACCGCAAAAGCAGAGGCTATCAAAGCCAAACTTTATGAACTTATGGGCTACGAGTTAGTCAATAAGAAGTGGGTTGGAGACGCCGAACTCGGCACTATTGGGGGAAATGTAGTAGTGAAGGTTGCTACTATCAACAACACCAAGTTTGATAAGGACGCCCTACTTACAGATAAGCCTGAACTAGCACCTGTGCTAGAGGCTTACACAAAGCCAGCACCATACAAGGCTCTCAAAATCGTAAAGTAATTTACGAGGAAGCCCCCACCGAAAGGTGGGGGTTTTCTTTACTTGACTTTTTTAGAATAAAGCATTAGGATAGAGACATGAAACCAACAGACGCCCTAGAAATACAAAGAGACTACAAGTTTAAGTGTCAAGACGCTTACTTCTGTTCCGTCATAAATAACATGATGTTGTCAGGTTCAGGTATTAGACATTACGAACAAGTAAAAAAATTATCTGCTGAGAAAATAGTAAATGCTTATTTAGATAGTGCGGTAAAAGTAGGTCTTGAAAAAACTCCTTGCTATTTTGTAAAAGATGAAATGACAGACTTGATTATGTTTGCTTCACAAAAACTTGATGATACAGATTTGTTTGACGCTAGTTTTGTGCCGTCTGATAAAGGATTTGTTTATTTTGAGAAACCAATAGAAATTAGAGATGTTAGAAATAGAAAACTTTTAGGAAATGTTATTGTTTGGGAAAAAGGATTTTCTCATGGAAAGCACGGAATTATAGCAACTTTATACAATGACGCACACAGAACTCCTGATGATGTAGCAAGTCTTATGATAAATGATAAAAACAAAGAAAAACATGTAGAAAAAAACTTACTTAAAATTGGTCGTTTTCATTGGATACACTCCTTAAATCTTGTTCATGGAGACATTATTGGAGAAGCAGTAAAGGTTGCTGACGAAGAAGAAAAAGAAGAAATGCGAGATTTTATCTTTAGTGAAGATGGAAATGAACTTATCTCTCTTGATGATGAGGCGTGGGAAAAATACAAAGAAGAAAAAATTACTCCATACACAAACATAAAAAGAATTATTCACACCTACTTTTTGATTATGAGCCAAACGCTTACCGCAAAAGCACCTGAGCGTGGCGATAGAGCGCAAAGACGCCGACTAGAGCGAGAGAACTTGCCTAGCGAGGTTCTTGTTATTCAATTCCGTAAAACACGCTACACAAGTGCGGAAGGTGGCGAGGAACGCTCTGTAAATTGGTCGCACAGGTGGATAGTTGGTGGGCATTGGCGTTGGCAACCATACAAAGACCCCGCAAGTGGTGGCGAAATCAAAAAGCGTATTTGGATTAGCCCCTATGTAAAAGGGCCGGACGACAAACCACTAAAGACCAAAGAAAGGGTTTATGTTCTCGCTAAGTAATCTTGTTGTTCATACTTTCGAGCCACGCACCGAAAAAGTAAATGGTGATGAATTAATCGTTGATGACGAAACTATGTGGGTTGCGACTTGCCAACAAGATGACCCCAAAGCACCAAAACTCTCAAATAAAATGTATGAAAGATTATTTCAGTTGTATGGTCTGGCAGAAGCAAAAAGTAAAAATCCTAAGATGTGCGTCGAGTGTGCGGTGATTAATTTCCAAGAACAACTTGAGTTGTTGGACTTCATGCCCCTAACTGAAGTGCTATTCGCAGATGCGGATACTCACCCTGACGACACACCTGAAGAAGAACTTGACTAAACTACAAAACTATGATTTACTTAGGTCAAGAAAAGGGGGTTAGCAAATGGCTAACGAAGATACAACAACATTAGAAGTTACCGCCGAAGAAGGCGCATTTATCAACATGGGCTTAGCATTGTTGCTACAAATGCTAGGTGATGACATTGACAGAGTGGCAAATCTAAAGAAAGAACACCATATGGAAAAGTTATTCTTTCTAATGGATACCAAAATGGGAGTAGGTAGTTTGTGGCGCAAGGTATTGGTAACTATGGGTGCTGACCCTGACGACATAGCAAACCACCTACGAGAGCAGGAATAATGGACGAAATACAACCAACACGAACTATTATGTTTGTGGGCGATTACTTTACGCTAATGACTACCATAGTCTTAGACGAAAGCCTTAGAAACCTTGATGAAGATGATGATAGGGATTTTGCGGTAAGACTTGGCTCAGAGTTTATCAAGTCTTACTATGGATTTGATGTAAAGAAAGTTTCTAATAGCATTGGCGTCATTGACGAAATGGGAGAAGAAATAGATGAAAACTAATCTTGATGATTTTGTTGCGGTAATCTCCAACATTGAGTTAGGCGAGTTTGACGGAAAACTTGATTTGTTAGAGAAGGCGGTGCTGGAACGAAAAAGTAAAATCAGAGCCAACACCACCATTGACGACTTTGTTGTTGGTGATGCGGTGACTATCAACGACAGATGCGGAACTCGCTACCTACGAGGTGAAACAGGTGTGGTCGCTGGGATACGCCGAACCAAACTTGTAATCCACTTTGACGACCCAAAGGGACGCTTTGCTCGCAAGAACGCAGACGGAAGTATTTATTCTTCTGATGTTATTGTCCCAATAGAAATCGTAGATAAGAAAAACTAAAACAAAAAACAACTTCCGAAACTCGGCATCTTTTGGTGTCGAGTTTTTACTTTTTGGCTAGGCACGCCGGCGCTGTCTGGTCATGCATTAGAAACAACTTTCGTAGTCTTCCTTCAGCAAGAGGTTGAACAACCTATGAACAACCTTGACTTTCAAGAACGCTAGTGATAGAGTGCGGTTAATGAAAGGGGGATTTCATGGCAACTGAAACTTCTATGGCTTATCACTTGCGAGGAAACTTCTATCCGCCACTTCCGCTTGACTACACACAACCAGCGTTGGAAGCGTTGGCTCATTGTGAAGCAGAAGATTTTGATGCGGTAGTGGTTCTTCCAGCAGACATAGAGCCACACCCGGCTTGCGCTACTAAGACAGAGCGTGGTTGGGAAGTAAGTGCGAGTGACCTTGTTCGCATCTTACGACTTGATAGATAATGCTTGACTTTAGGTGGGGAGAGTGTTATGCTCTCCCTATCTACTAAAGAAAGGGGAAGTTTGTGTTTGATTTGGTAGAAAAAAGAGTAGGCGAAGCAAAGGCTATCGCTTGGGACACTTGCCACAAGATTTACTTGCTAATGGATAACGAGCAGGTAGAACTAATGCGTGGCTACGGATACGAACCACTTATTACCGCAGATGAAATGAAGCCAGCAGAGATGTTGGAAACTCTTAAGTATTGGTATGAAAACTCTTGCTTTCTTAGATTTATCGATGCGGTAAGCACTAATCACGAAGACCCTAATGCTGGATTCGAAACTTTGATAGGTCAGTTCGATGGCGTAGATGAGGACGAAGATGAGTAAGCCATTACACCCCAGCCCATACAAGCCCAACTTAGCATCTTGCGAAGTTTGTTGGGCAGATAGTAGCGAAACTACTATCTATCGCTACAAAGGAACTACTTATTGCGGTTATGATTTAGAACGAGCCAAGAAAGAAGGTTGGCACAAATGAAACTAAAAGTAAAAAATGTTCGATTTGATTTCGAGTATGAAGGAGGAAAGTATCCCCCACGCAAGAAACAAGATGCCATTGTTCGTGCGGTCATAGGAAAAGTCTATGAAGTAGAGAACGAGGACTTCCTTGCTGATGCTATTTCAGACGATACAGGTTGGTGCATCTACGAACTCGATTACGAGGAAGTAGGATAAGAAGTAAAAGTTCCCCCGCTTTGTGCGGGGGATTTTTTTGCCTATACAGCGATAGCCAGAAAAGTGTAAAGGCTGAACTACAAATAACTTTGATGCGGTTAATCCAGGCATTAATCCCGTAGCCAAAAAGTAAAAATTGCCAGATGCGGATTAACAGCAATAACCAGTAGTGCATACTGAAGTTGTTTGTAGTTTTGCCAGCCACCAAAATCGCCAGTGCGGTGTATTGACAAAAGGCAGGAAGGTTTGATAGAGTGTGCGGTATGACGAAAAAGAAAAAGAAACCAGCACCCAGAAAACCTGTTCAACCCAAAAAGAAGTTAAAAGTAAAAAAGTGGTTGATGTGGGGATTTCTATTCGTGCTAGGTTCTGTATTACTAACTGAGAACGCACCCGTGTTTATTGTCTCAACTATCTTTGGTTGGCACTTACACAAGCGTTATGAAATCCATAAGAAGGTCTGATTTGACAAAAGACAAAGAAAATGCTAAGATGTTTTTAGAGATGTTGGAAGGAGGAGAAATGTCAAAGATAATGACACCAGCATACGCTCCCGATTATGGTTTGGAGTTAGACAGAGAGTTATGGTCTGAAGTCCTACCCGGCCTATGGCAAGGTGGAACTGACGACTTAGATACGATTTGGGAACTTGATAGACCACAGGTTGCGGAGATAACAAAGAAAGAGTTTGACACAGTTATTACCGCCTACGCTTGGGCGAACCCTTGCGACTGGTTGGTAAAAGAAGTTCGTTTTCCGTTCTATGACGGAAGGATAGAGGACATTGACTTAGTAGAACTTTACCAAGTCGTTCGTATCGCCCATGACGACTGGAAGCGTGGTAAGAAGGTTCTTATCCGTTGCCAAGCAGGTTGGAATAGGTCAGGGCTTATTACGGCTCTAGTCCTAATGCGTGAAGGTTATACGGCAGATGAAGCAATAACACTTATTCGCCAAAAGAGAAGCCCACACGCCTTGTGTAATACAGCGTTTGATAAATGGTTGCGTAGCCTTCCTGCCCAAGAATAATCCGACACGCCGAAAGGCAGGAAGGTTTGACAAAAGGCAGGAAGGTCTGTAATCTAAGGGTATTGGCTAAATAGTCAATAGAAAAGGGGTAAGGACAAAATGAGAACAGAAGCGAAATACAAAAGACGCAGACTTGCGGTAGTTATTGTTTTTGTCGCACTTGTTGTTTGGGCTATGGACGCTACCACACCAGAGATGTGTAAAGTGCCAACAGAACAAATGAACCAATTTTGTTTAGACCTGTTGTATCCATAATAACTAAAGGGGGTAGTAATAATGTCAGGTTGGAGAACTAAAAAAGCAAATGCTTTAGCAAAAAGAGAAGCCTCTTTTATCAAAAGCAGAGAAAGACTTAGCACACCTCGTGCGGAGTTTTTACTAAAGTTTGCTTTTATGAGTGATGAGCAGTTTGAGAAATGGTCTGAACTAAAGACAAGTGCCGAAGCAAGAGCCTTTATGGAAGCACTACCAATGCCTCAAACAAAAACAAATGAAGTGTTTATCAAACTAGACAAAGAAGAAAGATAGGGAAAAAGTAAAATGGTCTTAGACACAGGAACAATGCTCGCAATAGTTATTGCGCTTGCGGGTTCGTGCTTTGTTATGGTTGTAGGTATTAGAGCGCAAGGTAAGTTGATACGGGAAAACAACAGACTTCGCAAAGAACTAACTGAACTTCACTACGACAAAGTGAGAGGAGGAATCTAATGGAAGGAACTAATGTGATGCTTGACCCTATGGACTGCGACTTAGCGTGTCAGTTTGAGTGGATTGAGATTTCATCTAACTTCTTCAGCGTTGCGGTTTATACTCCAGCGTTGATTATTGGTTTAGGTGCTTACTTTATTTACAAAGGTTTCAAGAAAGCCAAATCAAAGAAGAAGGTTTAGGTCGAGTAATGGCAAAAAGTAAAAAACTAGAGCCAACAGCGTCCCAGATGTATCAGTCTGGATTGTCGATAGATGCGGTTGCTAAAGAACTTGGCATCACTTATCGAACTGCTCGCAAAGCAATTAGAGGTGGAGGGGTCATCTTGCGTGACCCGTCTGCTCGTCTGCGAGGTAGAACTCGCCCCGACAAAAGAAAGAGGTCATCAAGTTGAAGAACTTGAACATTATTTGGACAGCAGTAGTTTCCAGCCTGACTGGTGCGCTCGCAGTCTTGGTTGCTCTCTGGGGTGACCCAGATGTGGCTTTGGCTTTAGGTGCGGTATCTATTGCCTCAGCCATACTCTCTTTGAGAGAGAACCAATGATTTGACTTTCCTGCCCTGCTATGACAGGATAGGGATAACACAAGGGGCTCTCCGACATACCTTCCCCCGTCCGAGAGCCTCTTGTCCTTTATTGGCGTGTCGCTACTTGACTTGTAGATTAGAGTGCGGTATTGTATGGTTATGTTCCAAAAGGGGGATAAAATGGCAAAATCACAGAAAATCCAAATCATTTACATAAACTGCTGGAAGTGCGGAAAAGCGATTTCTATGCCTGAAAGCGACTATTATCACGGCGCAAGTTGCGGAAAGTGCTAGTCAAATACCACCTTCCTGCTCTTTTTATGCTAGGCTAGATACCTAGAAAGACGCACGACCTAACGACTAACACGAAAGGTAAGCAATACCTAGTCTCCCCAAAGAGGGTGGCAAGGGTGGCTAAGTCAGCACCCGACCTGCGGTAAGCGATACGCAGGGTGTCCATGTCCCCTAACAAAGGAAAGTGAATGCAAAAACCTAGTAGAGCCATCGAAAAATCTATAAGCGTTGTTTTATCTGTTGCGGTAATTTCGATGTTTTCGACCTATGTTCAAGCGTCTAGCGCAGAAGAACAAAAAGTAAAAAATGAAGTGCAGTTGCAGGAAGAAATCCAGAAAGAGAAAACCTACGAACAACTCGTCGAAGATGAGATTGCTCGCCACAAGGAAACTATCAAAGCCCTACAACTAGAACGCTTCGCAAATCAAAGAACCCCTTTCACTAACGAAGAACTCGCTCAACTACTTTACGCGGTTGGGTTTGAGGGCAAAGCCCTGAAGGTTGCTTGGGCAGTTGTGAAGAAGGAAAGTAATGGTCGCCCTTTAGCCTTCAATGGCAATAAAAGAACTGGTGACTCGTCATACGGCATCTTCCAAATCAACATGATTGGTGGATTAGGCGTAGATAGACGCGAGAAGTATGACCTAAAAACAAATACCGAACTATTCAACCCTGTCGTCAATGCCGAGATTGCTTTTCACATGAGTAATCAAGGAGAAGATTGGACATCATGGAAGGTTGGTGGAGGCTATAATGGTGTCGACCAAGAACGCTTTCTTTCTTGGTATTCCAAGTTTCCCGAAGGAGTTGTCCCTTGATTGAAGAAACCCCAGAGGCATTAGCCCCAGAACCAACTCCTGCGGTAGTAATACCTGAAGTTGTTGCGCCTGTATTTGCTGTCGAGCCAGAACCTGAACTGGTCAAAGAACCTGAAGTTGTTGTTAGTGCACCTGCTGCGGCTGCTGTCGAAGAGCCAAAAAGTAAAAATAATGCAGCGGCGGCGTCGAAGTTAAGTGGAAGTAAGAAAGTTGTTCGTTTGTCGAAACTTGTTTTCGAGGCACCTGAACGAAACTCTTCTTCAGTTGGTCTGTTCCAATTCCGTTTAGTTGAGCGAGGTTTTCATCTTGCTGGAACTGATAAGTTTGGCTGGATTAGCGAAGGAACTAAAAAGGCTTTTGCCGAGTTCGCTGGAGTGAAAGAAGATAAAGTAAATTTCCAAGATGCGGTTCTAGTCAAGCGTTTGTTTGAAGGAACTAGCATTGAGGTAGTTGATTAGTTAGTAAAAGAAATAACCCCCTAGTTATTCGCTAGGGGGCTTTCTTTTTGTTGGGCAACCACTTGCCAACAAAACTTATTTTGTTTTTCTATTGCTCTCTGTTATTGAGCGATACGCTGGTGACTTTCCGTGTTCTGTTGTGCGGTAGCCATAGCGAACTAGTCTAAAGGCTATCGCTGAAGTAGTCACGCCTAAAAGTTTTGCTAAGCGATAAAGAGTGACACCTTGCTCTTTGTGTGCTTGGTTTAGGAGATAAGTGTATTCCTCTGCCTCTGCTCTATAACGCGGTGAGTTTGAGCGAACCTGTTGAGCATAAGGTTGTAGTTCCTTTAGCCTTTCCAATAACTCTGGAGTTGGCATAACATAGCGAGAAGTTCCAACCTTTTCTGCGTGGCGTGGAACATCTGGTATCAAAAGAGTTGCTGGTGCTGGATTAGGTTTATGACTTGTCATAATCACTCTAATCATCTGTGCGGATAATCCTGACGCCCTTGCTACTGACGCCTGTGACCAACCTGCTTTGACTAACGCAATAATGTAATCGTTGCGTTGGTCTTTGTCCGCCTTTGTTGCTTTTGTGTCTAAAACTCTAAACAAGTCATAAACTTGTTGCGGTAGTTCTAGGTTTGATTTCTTTGGTAATCCTGCTCTCTTGTAGAAAGTAGGTCTTTCTTTGGGTAGTGCGTAGCGTGCGTTGTGCGCTCGCTCTAACTGACCCGGATTTGTTTTGAAGTTTATTGCCGTTGTCATTTTGTCCTTTCGTCTAACTTCTAAACAACATACTACACAAGTAGCATTTGTTTGTCAAATCAAATCTTATCTAACTTTTTACTTTTTCGCTACTGCTGTAAAGTGAAAAACCCCGCCTGCTGGCGGGGCTTTCCTATGAAGTTGTTTTTAGTTCATGCGTAGGAAGTTGCGTAGTTCTTGTGCGGTTTCCTCATTTAGTCCGAGAGTTTCTCCCTCGTCACCTGTGCCACCTGTGAAAATAACATTTCCACAAATAACATCTGTCAAGCCGAAGTATTTTTCCCATAGGAAAGTAGCCATTGGGTTGATAGGAAGTCCGTGTAGTTTGCCTTCCTCATTACACCATAGCGTTAGGTTTGGCGTAAAATCTACGGCTTGAACCCAACCACCTACGGCGTCTTGTAAAACTTTTAGTTGGCTCTCGCCCTCTGTAAGTTCTATCTCTTTTGCTACGCCTTCTGCGTCTAGTGTTATCGCTAGCATTTTGATAGCACCCCCTTTCTTTGTATAAGGCTAACCTATACGGCTAGCATTGTCAAGCATTTTAGAAACACGACACGCATAGGTAGTTATTAGTTCCACCCTCGTTATAGACCTCTGAGCCGAAAGGCACTTTCTCCTCGCACTCTAGGCACTCTATACCCCCGAAGTATTCTCGCCAATGGTCGTTATGAGTTCCTTTATCCCACTCGCTTGTGCGGGTTGCTTTTGTCATTTTACTTTTTCCCCCTACTCTTTGCGGTCTTTTATTGAAAACTTTTTACTACTTTTGCTATTGGCTTTAGGATAGTTGCCAACACTCTGAAACTGCCTTCAATACCTGCGCCTAAGTTTTGTAGGTTTTCCTCGTGGGTGGCATAGTGCTTGCGCTTTGGCTTGCGGTGTAGTCGCTTGTAAGTTCCTACTATCGCACTATCAGGTAGTCCTCGCATTTTCTTTCCTTTCCTTTGTTATGCCCTAATACTATGCCCTAGTTTTACGCTTGTCAAGCCCTGCGGGTGTGTTTCTCGCCACATTTTTAGGGGGGTCTAAAACTCTTTAGGGGGTAGCCCTCGCCACTCTCTCATAGCCTCGTCTGTGCCACACCTAGAGCAGATAGCGGTCTTGTTATCCCTGCGGGATAGTGCGGGGTAGCCTGTGTAGTAGTCCTTACATCTAGGACATTGTTTTAGGTCTGTCATTTCGTCTGCCATTTTTACTTTTTCCTTAGCCTAGAAGTCCAAGTGCGCCAAGTATTGAGAGAGTAAAAACTACAACCATAGCCCCACCCACTCCGAGAAGTTGAGCGTCTGCGGTATCAAACCACTCTGCGATTTCGTCTAGCAAGTTCATTGTTCTGTCTCCTTTTAGCACTCCTTGTGCTTATGGGTGAATACTATGCCCTAAACTTACGCTTGTCAAGTCTTTACTATACGGCGTGTCTATGATTTAGGCAACAAAAAACCCCCCTATGCGGGGGGTCTTTGTCAAGCCTTTTTAGGCTAGGGATAGAACCTGTCTTGGGTGATTTAGAACAATCCCTAAGATTTCCTCTGCGGTTAGCATACGGGCTTCCTTTCCGTAGGCTTCCTCTGTGACGATTACCTCTGTAATCGGTGCGGTGGTCTTTAGGAGTAGTTCCCTAACCTGTGCGGTGGTATCTACTACGAAAGAGTAGTTAGTTGGGTATCCCTTGCCCTCATCTACCGAAATCATTACTCCGTGTTGAGCCATTTTCTTTTGCTTCCCTTTCCTTAGTTGTAGTCGCTTTGACTACATAGATAACACTAGAACATAGTCTAGCCTTTGTCAAGTAAAGACTAGGCGTGTCTTTTTTGTTATCAAATTGTTATAAAAAACCTTCACATTTTTGACACCAAGCAAGAGGGTGTATCTGAGTTGTTTGTAGTTTCCTAGCCCAGACATGACCAGACATGACCAGACACTACTAGTCAGTAGCATAAGTATCAAGTAAAAGTTTATAGTTGAATAAAGATTTATAACAAGCCTTAGAAAAATAAAAAACACATAGGCAACCAAAAAACATTTTATACAAGTAAAAAGTAAAACAAAAAGCCCAAAAGACTTTGCTTGGAACGATTTTTTAGAAAACTAAAAACATTATTCTTTGTAAGTCATTTATTTCCGGAAACGATTTCGACGAAGGCTAAAAACAAGCGTACCCGTCTCACAGGTCAAAACCAAAATATGGAAAGGTTCATATATTTTAGTCTATCGTCCAATACTCTTGCTGCTCCAGTTATATGTTAAAGTTGTAGTACCTCAGTTGGTGAAGTCATCCCCCTTTCAACACCACTGAGATGAGAGCGGCTCACCCTTCCGCTCCGCCAACTCCTTTCTACCTGTCTTGATTGGAGTTGGTGTAACGAGTGACTTGACAAATAAAACAAATAGCATAGTCTAAATACCCCTTAGTCTTTTTCGTATGGAAATAGTTGCTAAGGATTATCACCCAAATGGTTCTGCTCAGCCGTTCATGGCTGCCATTGTGGACGACCCAGCAGATGGCGACACAAAACTAGTTATTATGTTTGAAGATACTGATTTTATTGCTGTTCTATCACTAGACTCTCTTCAAAGAGATGAAGATATTTCTAATAGAGGAAATGGTTATCACGGAGAGAAGTACGAAAAACTCCGTAGCGACTTGTGGGACGGCTTAGTCTAAAATCTAACAAAAGGTAAGGGTGTACAAGGCATGACAACGATTGCGGCTATTCAGGGCGAGAACTGGGCTGTCGTTGGCTATGACTCACGAGTCACAGAAGATAACTCACGCATTTATACGCTTCCAAAGGACAACGGCAAACTAATTAAGAATGGGCAATACCTTTTAGGTGCTGCTGGAGACTTGCGTGCTGTAAACCTTATTTCATACGTTTTCAAACCACCAACAATAAATCCGACCTCTTACGGGACAAAACTAGATAAATTTATTACTACTCACTTTATCCCAGACCTCAAGCGATGCTTTGAGGAGAACTCTTACTCTAAAGATGGCGAACACGATAGCCAACTGTTAGTAATTGTCAATTCAACTATTTATGAGATTGGTGAGGATTATTCTTGGGCACATGATGAAAGCGGGATATACGCTGTTGGTTCTGGAGCACATTACGCTCTAGGCGCTATGCACTCTGCTTTGGAAAGTAGAAAGCGAACTTTATCCAGCGCTAAAACAATAGTTCGTCAAGCATTAACAATTGCATCAAAACTGGACCCAAGTACTGGTGGTCCTTTTGTAGTAAACGTTCAACACTTCAGTTGAGTCTTTGTACGGGTAGTAAAAAATCCTGTACAATAAATCTATGAAGAAAAAGACCAGACTTCCAGAAGACGAAGTTCGTTTTCTTTCTGGTTTATCAGAACAACTTCTCAAGGAACGCATCAGAGCGTTGTGGGAAACAGGTTGGTCGTTAGCAGTTATTGCTAATTCACTCAAACCAGTTCGCCCTAAGTCCACAGTTCACTTCTGGGTTCAGAATACGACTGCTACACCTCAAAGAAGACCAGTCCCACCAACTCCACCTAAGTCCTTGACCGTTACAGCACCGCTTTCAGACGCTCCAATAACTCGTTCCATATCTCCAGGTGTCCCACCAGAGTTGAAACCGCGTCTAAAGCAACTTGCAGACCTATCTAGACGCTACAGAGCAAAGACAGCACCTAATAGTCCGCTTGCTGAAGCCAACAGAGAACTAACAGTTCTCGCTAAGGACTTATATGACCGCGGAATACCTGCCGCAGCCGTAGCAGAAGCGGCTGGAGTCACTTACAGAGCGATGGCGAGGAGATTGAGTAATGGCTAGGACATATAAAAACAACACAGGGACCTACTCTGAAGATGATTTGGTTGTTGCTGTTTGGTTCAACGCTAAGAAAAACACTTCAAGACCAAACGCAAGGCGCCTTGAGACCTTTACAACCGAGTATTCTCCCCACCCAATTGCTTTTCCACTAGAAACACTTCAAGAGACAGACTCTTGGATGTACTGCCCTGTTGCTAAGGTGCCACAGGACCTCAACAATATGCTTGAACCAAACAAAGCAACCCGTGAGAAGCCTCTTTTAGTGCCTCTCCCGCTTGCTAAGTCCCACTTGGGGTGGAATGAGTTCTATGTACCTAACGAATACACGAGTACCCGATGAGAATTCAAGCAGATGTCTTTCCAGCAGTCGTTACATTGGCTGACCCAGACTCTCTAGAGGATATAGAAACACTTTTACCTCGTGGTGGAGCCCCTAAAGGCTCTAGAAAGGTTGATGCTTGCCGAGTTACAGTGCTTGATGGGCTTCTGCTGATAGCAGTTGACTCTCCATCAGGCCCAAGACTTGTTTTCAAGGAAAAAGTAGAGTTTTATAGCAAAAAAGACCGCATTCATAGAGTGAAAACAGAAACAGGCAAGTATGTAGCCTTTAGTAAAGACAATAACTGCGGTTGCGGGTCAAAACTAAGGACTTGGAACCCATACAAGAACATAGTTACGACAGGAAGTGAACAATGACCATAGATTTTTTAGAGTTTTTTATCTATGGACTAGCGGTATATCGCTTTTCTAGGCTCATAGTTAGAGACGAGGTACTTTCTACCCCTAGAGAGTGGCTTTGGAAGAAGTTTCCACCAGAAAGCACTAAAACAGGCTATTTACTAACTTGTGTGTGGTGTACAAGCATTTGGTCCGCCTCATTATTCGCAATATCCCGTATCATTATTCCTGAAGCCACATACATAGTCGCATTTGTATTAGCACTTTCGGCTGTTGCTGGCCTGTTAACTGCGTATGAGGACAAGTAGTCTTGATACTCCGTAACAATGACGAGGAGTTTTATCTGTGAGCGTATTCAAACGCGAAGAAACACCTAAAGATGGCGAAGTTACGCCTGTTTCTAAGAAGAAATCTACTTCTCGTAAGTCAAAGTCTTCAAAGACTAATCGCTCTCGTCAAATCGTTTTAAAACAAAAACCACAGCAAGTCACAGGGCCTGCTTCTATCTTTGTTTCTCCTTCATCAGCAGTATCTCTTCCTTTTTCTGCTCCTAGAACTCTTACAGCAGCGGCTGTTCAAATAAAAATAAATGACAGGGGAGAATTTGAGCAGTTTAAGCAACGTCGTGCTGCTGGTTCATCTTCATGGCAAGCCGAAGCATGGGAATACTACGATGCTATTGGCGAAATCAAATATGCTTTCAATTTAGTTGCTTCTGTTGTTTCAAGAATTCGTATTTATGCAGCATCTGTTGATAATCCGTCTGAAACACCAACATCTGTTCGCAACTCTTCAATTATTGACCCACGTCTTGGCGCAGCAGCAGAGCGAGCACTTGCTCGTTTAGATTCTGCATACGGTGGACAAGCAGGACTACTTCGTGATGCTGCTTTAAATCTTTCTGTTGCTGGTGAATGTTATTTAGTACAAGTTCCAGCGAAAAAAGGAAGTGGAATTCCAGAGTCTTGGGATATTCGCTCTGTAGATGAAGTTATGGCAGATGCTCGTGGTGGTTATAACATTATTGGTCGTCGTGAGCAGAACACTGGTAACAATACTCAAGGTGTAAACAAACTTGGCAACAATGCTTTTGTTGGTCGTATCTGGCGTTCACATCCTCGTTATTCAGATGAAGCAGATTCTTCGCTTCGTGGATTGTTAGACCTTTGTGCTGAACTTCTTCTCCTCAACAGAACATTCCGTGCAACTGCACGCTCTCGCCTCAATGCTGGTGCGTTGTATTTGCCTGATGGACTTTCTGTTGCTGCACAAGGTGACCCAGATTATCCATACGATGAGGCAGATAGTGAACTAAATCCAGCCTTTACTGCTGAAGAGGCAGAAGATGAATTTGAGGACCAACTCATTGATGCAATGACAACTCCAATTCGTGATGAAGAGTCAGCATCAGCAGTTGTTCCACTTATCATTCGCGGTCCAGCAGAACTTGGTGACCGCATTAAACAATTCAAGTTTGAGCGTTCGTTCGACCCTGCATTGGCTCAACGTGCAGACCGAGTACTAGAACGTATCCTTCAGGGTCTAGATGTTCCAAAGGATGTAGTGACAGGTCTTGCTAATGTGAAATACTCGAACGCTCTACAAATTGATGAAGCGCTATACAAGGCTCACATTGAGCCTTTGATGTTGCTGATTGCTGACGCACTAACAATTGTTTACTTGCGTCCTTATCTAATCGCACAAGGCTACTCACCATCTGAAGTTGACCGCATTGTTGTTTGGTATGACCCAAGCGCAGTTTCAACCCGCAATGACCGTGCTGCTGATGCAGATTCTGGTTATGACCGTGGTGTTATTTCACAAGAAACATGGCGTCGTGCTCACGGCTTCTCTCAATCAGACGCTCCTACAGCAAATGAAGTTGCAATTCGTATGTTGTATGAGAAGGGCGCAATTACTCCAGAGTTATCAGAGCAAATGCTTGCATCTATTGCTCCAGATTTTATGGACAAAGTCCGTCAAACTCAGCAAGAGTCTTCAGTTGCTCCGCTTCCAGAAAGCGTTGAGCAAATTCTAAAAGGCGCTACCGCTGAACCAGCAGTAGAGGGACAGGAAAATGTCTGAAGAGTCTTTTGACATTTTAGTTTCTTCTGATTCTGCTGTAACTGCTGGCAGTGGTCCTTGCTGGGAAGGTTACAAACAAGTAGGAATGAAAAAAGGTAAAGACGGAAAAATGGTTCCTAATTGTGTTCCTGTTGATGCTTCAGATAATTCAAACTTTGCAGCAAAAGGTAAAAGAACAATCTCTCAAACTCCTGCTCCAGCAAAAGACAGAATTAAAGGTTCTTCAAAAAATAAAAAGGGCAGTGCCAAAGGAACCAAGGCAGCACGCAAAGTAAACTTCTCTGCTGCTATAGAAAAATCTTTGAAAGAAAAAGTTGCTAAGCACAATGAGAAGGCTTCTCCAGGTCGCAAGGCTTCATTAGGAATGCTCAAGGCTGTTTATCGTCGTGGTGCAGGTGCGTTTTCTGTCTCACATCGTCCTGGAATGACTCGTAATCAATGGGCTATGGGTCGCGTCAATGCTTTTTTACGTTTACTAAAGTCTGGCAAGCCTTCTAATTCTGCTTACACAACAGATAACGATTTACTTCCAGCATCTCATCCTCGTTCAACAAAGAAATCAAACTCCATCACTGCCGCAGGTTTAGTTCCAGAAGAACAAGATTTAGCAGCAGCGCTTATTGAAATTGCTACTAAGTATGGAAAATTCAACGAAGATGAAACAGGTATTTGGGCGGGATACACACCAGCAGCAGAAAACAAAGATGCTTCTATTGGAGTTATCTGTGGAAACTGCGTTTTGTATCAAGGCGGAGACCAATGCCAAATCATTGCTTTGCCAGTAGAAGCAAATGGAAAGTGTCGTTTTGCTGTTCTTCCAGAAGGCGCTGTAAAAGTATCTGAGAAGCCAACAATGGAAGAACTAGAAGAGTTTATGTATGACCAAGAACTAACAATAGAACTAAAGAATAAAGAAGATTACTTTTATCCAGAAGACGCTATCCTTGCTATGGCAGAGTATTCAGGTTTCGGTTATGAAGCAGAGCCAGCGATTCGTGCTTCATGGCTTCGTGGTGTAAGAAATGGCGATGACCCGTTTGTTCGCGCTTCGCTTTTAGCATCGTTGGGACATGAAAGTCTTGATGGAGATTTACTCCCAGTAGTTGAGGAAGGTACTGAAGAGTGAGCAGAATTCGTCGTATAAGTTACGCCATTTCACAAGATGGTCGTCGTGCTACTTCACTAAACCAAGCAAGACGGATTAGAGAGTCTGTACTTTCTCTTGTAGAAGAGGCAAATCTAAACTCAAATCCTTCTCGCCGTATTACTAAGAAGGCTGCTTTCTCTGTAGTTCTTCGTTCACTTCAAGCAACACGCCATCTTCCATTCTCACTTCGTGAGCATATGGCTCTCAAAGAACTTTCTAACTACATCAACCTTGCCAAGCACAATAAAACTACTGCTCTTGTTTATAGTCACACTGACTTACTTCCAATCTCACATCCACGCTCTACTCGTGAGCACTCGATGACTGCTTCTGCTTTGGCAGATGCTCGTGCTCGTTGGATTGTTGATGATGAAAGAATTACTAACGATACTGCTAAAACTATTTTGGCTTCTGCTCTAACAGCAGAGGTAGATTCTGTAGAACACGCTTATTACATCTCAGCCTTATCTGCTCTTCCACAAGGAACTATTCCAGCAGATGTATTGATTGCTGCAATTGGAGACGGAAACTCTCCACTTGCTCGTTCTCTTCGTGCGCAACTACAGCGTCGTGACCGCAAGGGACGATTCGCTTTCCAGGGTGGCGGAGTCAAGGCACTTATTCGTCGTGGCGGAAAAGTATTCAGTCTTGTTGGTAGAACTCTTATGGATGCTCCAGATGGAAAAGTTCTTATGGAACTTCCAGATGGCCGCATCGCAAAAATTACTCCAGAAAAAGGCGAGTATATCAAGGCTGTTCTCAATCCAACAAAAGATGGTTTTAGCCCTAAGCCAGTTCGCTTCTCTGCAACTGACGACATTATTGATGAAGCAGATTTAGAGTTTGTTGATTCTCCAGAAGGCTGGACAAAAGAAGGAAATTACACCTGGAAAAACGAAAACTGGGTCGTAACTAAAGATGATTTTGGAAACTTTAGAGCAAGTGATGGCAAGGGCGGAAACGTCGAAGGTAAATCTTGGGCAGATATTCTTGATGGAATTGATGATGTTGATAAGCCTTCTCAAAAAGCCGTTCTTCCTGAAAAAGAAAAAGCAGAGAAAAAGTCCTTTGAGTTTGATTATCCTGCTGGCGCTTTCAAACTAAAAGTTGGACAAGAGTACGAACCTCAAGGTCGTCAAGAAGAAGACCAACCAAATGATTTTACAGATGACCCTGTAGAACTTGCTCAAAAATTTGACCCTAGAGATTTAGTTCAAGCACTAGAAGAAGCAGTTATTCCTCAAGGTGAAAACGAAAACGCTTTCGGGTACGGCAATCTATCTTTTGAAGATGGGGATGGCCTTGTAGAAGCAGACGCTATCTATAACGCTCTTAAAGAGGCTGGAGAAGATGCGGACCTTGAGTTAGCAAAAATTTATGACAAAGCAAATCAAAACAACAACAACGAACAAGCACTTTTAGATTCTCGTAAGGGTCCAGAAGTTGTTCGTACTTCGGAGCCAGATGTTGCTGAAGCCTTTGAACGTGTAACTGAAGAAGGAACTTCAGATGTTGCTCCAGCAGCAGAAGAGCCAGAGTTTGTTGAAGAAAAACGCGACGAGACTCCACTTCCTCCACTTCTTAAAGGTCTAACAGAAAACGAACTTGCTCGTTTTATGGAGAGCAAAGACCACACTCCACATCTACCTAAGAATGAAGATTTGAATGTTCCAGAGGGCTACAACAAATTAGACCCAGCACCATTCAACAATTGGCGTGAAGTAACTCCTGACAATCCAGACCCTGTTTTGCCAGAAGGTTTTAGTGATAATCCAGTATTTCTTGCTCAGAATGTTTCTGAAGATGATTTGAAGAAAGAATTACGTCGTGCTGTCGAGCCAGGAAATGAAGCACCAGGATATGGCGCTATCAAACTCAAGACCGAAGATGGTGAAGACTTCGTAGCAAATGTTCCTGGCGAAGCAATTCGTGATGCTCTACAACTTCAAGGCGTAGACACTAACGATGAACTAAACAAGATTTACATGGAAGGACGCACTCCACAAAAGCAAGGCATTACTGATGGCGAGGCTGGAGACATCCTTGCTCAGATTGAGGCTGATGATGCTGGTGAAGCATTAGCACCTGCTGAAAAGAAAACAATTCGTCCAGAAATACCAGAAGATTTTGAAGTAAACGCTGTTGAAGAAATTCCAGATGGAATTGCTGAATATCCAAAGCCAGCAGACGTTGCTCCTGCTGCTCCTGGCGGTCCTGGCGGTCCTGGCGGTCCTGGAGATGGAGATGGAGAAGGAGAAAGTCCTAAAGGTCCTTATCGCATTGTTTCTAAAGTAACTGGTCTACAGCCAGGAGACATTACAGTTGGTGACCATTTTGTTATTACTGAAATTGGCGAGAAGGTTCCTGGAACTGACCGCGTAAAAATTAAGGGTTACTACCCAGGACACGTTGAACAAGATACAAAGCAATGGAACGAATGGCGTGAGATTGAAGTTATTCGTGGTGCAGAGGCACCTGCTCAAGGCGACCTACCTGTTTTATCTAAACCAAAAGAAAAAGATTTTGGAAGACGCAAAAAAGATGCTGATGGTAACTGGGGCTTTGCTAATCCAGAAGACCAAGCACGTTTTGATGCTGCTATGGCTGAATACAATGTTCAACTTGATGCTGCAAAAAAACGTTTTGCTGACCCAACAGAACCAAAGAACCAACCACACCGCGCTTTAGTTCGTGCTGCTGATGTAAAGCCTGGCGATATAACTACTGACCCTAAGAAGGGCCACTTTGTTATTGAGCGAGTATTTACAGATGAAAATACTAAACCAGGATTTGTTAGCGTTGAAGGCTACTACCCAGGACACGTTACACAACGTAAAGAATGGAAAGTAGATACTCAGATTGATGTTATTCGTAACGTTGAAGCACCTGCAAAAGGAGAACTTCCAGAATTACATCAGCCACACCAAGTTGTTGATGGTAAGTGGCGTCCAGATAAAGACCCGGCAAAGCGTGCAGAGCATCAGAAGATGCTTAACGAGGCTGCTGGTCGCTGGCAAGCACCGCAAGACCTACCTGTAATTGATTACAAGGCTGGCGCTGCTGAAGATGATAAAGATATTCCTAACGCAGTTGTTGTTGCTCGTCCTACACCTCCCCGCATGATTGAGATGCCAGCATTCCAAGGAGAGATGGCAAATATTGCTCGTGAAGCAGGTGGAGACTGGAATAAGTTCCGTCAACTAATTGGTGAACGCGATATTGTTTTCTTTGATTTTGAAACAACAGGTGTTCAATTAGAAGATGGAAACGAACCTTGGCAGGTAGCCGCAGTTCGTATGCGTGGTGGAAAAATTGTTGACCGCATAAATATATTTATGAATCCAGGTCGTTCCATCAGGGACACATACGCTGGACGTGATACTGATGGTGTTCCAAATGCTGTTGACGCAGATGGAAATAAACTTACAGATGAATTTTTAGCGCAGCAACCAAACCAAGAAGAAGCAATGAAACAACTTCTTGAGTGGGCTGGGCCAGATGCAATATTTGGCGCACAGAATATGGCTTTTGATGAAGAAGTTGCTCGTCGTATGGCAGACCGTTATGGTCTTGATTGGGCTCCAGCAGGTCTTTTAGATGTTCTTCCAATGGCTAAAGACATTTACAAGGACCAACCAAAAGAAAACCGTCCTAAGACTCCTAAAGGACGTGAGAGTTATGCTCTAGGTAATCTTGCTAAACATCTTGGTATCGACCTTGATAATTGGCACGCAGCAGATGCTGACGCGGAAGCAGCAGCAAAGATATTTGATGCTCTTGTTGATAAAGGTATTGAGTTTGACGCTGGTAAAGATTTGTTTGATGTTGATGCTCGTAATGACGAGTATGTGGCAAAAATGGCAGATTACAACGCTGCTCTGGCTGACTATGATGTAAAACTTGGAGAATATGTTGCTGCTAAGGCACTAAATGATGCTCTTGCTGGCAAACCTGTAAATATTGATGATGTTGTAAAGGCTGCCACCCCAAATAAGGCAGAAGGACAAGAAGTTGATGCTGGTCCAGTTGGTCTTGAGCCCGAGCCTATTCGCGCTAATCCAGAACCAGTAGTTCTTGATTTCACACCTAACGCGGACTTCCCTCGTGGCAAGATGATTATGAAAGACCGCGACTGGGTTCTCAACGATGACAATACAGTGCTTCTACCTCGTGAAAATATTCGTATGCGTGATTTGCTTCCTGGTGATTTTATGCAGTCAAAAGATGGAAACACCATTTGGCAAGTAGTTGCTGTTCGTGGTGGAGAAGAGTTTGGTCTTGCTCCAGGACGTGTAAAAGTTTATCGTCGCAATATTGATAATGGTGAAGTTTCAACATACGAACATTTCCATGGAGTATTTCTTGATGGTGTTCGTCGTCCAATCAACCCTCGTGACCTTGATGCTCCAGACACAGTAGTTGAAGGAGAGAAGGCTCCATTTATTGTCAACAAAGAAGAAAACGTAGAAGCGATTGAAAAAGAGTCAAAGCCAAACGATGTTGTCTACAAAGATGTTAGACCTATTGGTGACTTTGCTGAAGGCGTTATAAAAATAACTAAAGAAGAAGACGGACGCTACAAAGCATCTGTAACTATCTATGACGAAAACTATCAAAATCAATTCTACTTTAGCGAAACTTACAGAACTTATGAAGGAGCAAAAGCAGAGGCAGAGGCTGCCTTTGATGAAAGAGCAAAAGAACTCATTGCTGAGCGTCGTCAGGCTGTTCCTGAACCAGAAGAAGCAAGAGCAAAAGATGTTCCAGTCTCTCGCGGTAGTGTTCCTGGAGATGCGCAAGACGCTCCTCAAATCATAGAGGTAGAGAATCTTCCTAACAATATTATGGGAGATATTAAGATTGAAAATGTTGGAGACGAGAAGCCAGATTTCAAAGCAGACGCTATTGTAAAAGATGTTGACGGTGATGTAATAGCGAACCAAACAACAAACCATGAGAGCAAACGTGATGCTGAAAAAGAAGGACGCGATTTCGTCAATCGTGTTGTTGACGCAATTCAAAATCCAGAAAAACCAACAGAAGAAAAACCAAAACGTGAACGTGCAAAGAAACCTCTTACAGAAGAGCAAATCAAGGCTGCTGAAGAGCAAGAAGCAAAAGACAAGGACAATGCTTGGGTAGAAGCCAATGCTGGTCGTCTTGCTCCTATTGAAGCACAAGATGTAAAGGCTGGAGATTTCTTCTGGGAACCATTCTGGGGCAACTATGCAGAAATTATTGAAGTTAAGTATGTTGGCGGTCCACTAAATCGTGTCCGTTATAAAGTTCTAAATAGAGTAAATGGACAAACAGAATTACGTTATTTTGAAGCAACTTCTCCTCTAAGAAATATGCGTCGTCCTGGAATTGCTGATGAAGAGTTTGAAATTGAAAAACCAAAAGATGGAACAAATAGAGGCGCTAAACGTGGAGAAATTAAACGTCTTCCTTTAGAAGAAAGAATTGTTGCTAAAGAAGGTCGCCCTATGGGTGGAAAGTTTGAAAAAGAAGGCTTTTATAAAGATGCCAATGGTTATTCTCTAAAACCTGGTGATGTTGTTATTGACCCTAAGAAACCAGAATTGGGTCGTGGCGTTGTCAAGCGACGCGAAGGTGCACAGGTTGAAGAAGGTAAAAAAGCGGGTGGTCTAGGTCGAAAAGGAAAGATGTACTTAGACTATGTCGTTGTTCAATGGGAAAATGAGCAACCTAAAGAGTTTAAGTTCCCTGGCGCTAAACGTAAAGCAAAAAATCTTGTTGCTCTATTTGAGATTGATGAGCCAATTAATCTTCCAGACTTCTTCCAAGGTGGAAAAGCAGTTCCAAATATTATTCCTGGTGAAAAACTTGCAGACTGGGAGAGAGAACTCTTAGGAGTGCCTGCCCAGGGGGCAGAACCTAAAGGTGCTCCAGAAGCAGAACAAAGAATAGAAGTACCACAGCCTGGTAAGGAAGATAAGTGGGCTGTGCCACTTATGGAACCTATCGAGCCAAAAGACAAAGGTAAAGATTTACAAGACCAAATTCAACGTGCTATTGATGCGAAAGATGATATTTCTTTCAACTACAATGGAAAAACACGCTATGTAAGTCCGTTAGCAATTTGGGTAAACCCTCAGAATGGAAATATAAATCTTCGTGCTATTGAAAATGGTGACCTAAAGAACTTTACCATTGGCAAGATGGATTACATAGAAAATCCAGAAGGTGTCGTAAGACCTAAACCTGCTGACAATGCAGAACCAATAGATATTAACTTTGAGTTAAATAACGACAACATCAAAGATGGTCTTGAAAAACTTCGTCAAGGAATTAGGGCTCTAAAGAAAAAGAAGGGTGGGCGAGATACCACTCTAACTAACGCTGAGAGAGCACTTGATAATTTCTTATCTAATCTTGACGTTAGTGATTACAGAAAAATAAATACATCTGAATTAGATGCTCTCATACGTCGTCTTGGTAGAACCAATGGAGCAGAAAATCTTGCTCTTGCTGCTGAAAAACTAAGAAACATAGTTCTTCCAGAGAAGCAACGTCTTGAGGTTGAATTCAATAAGAATATGTTTGATAATTTAAATAAGCCTTTAGCAGTTTCTGTTGGCGATGTAGATAATATTAATGCTGTAAATGTAAAAGATGTTGTAAAAGAAATTGTTGACAGACTTCCAGACAATGGAAGAGACGGTGCTGCTTACAGACTAAGTCTTGCTCGCAATTATCTTGAGAGATTTGGTAGCAACATATCTACCGATGATGATTTGATGATGTCAGAGTTTTCTGACCTAAATGAGGCAATCAATTACTTAGATGGATTGCCAGTTGATGCTACTGCTATAAAAAATCAATTAGAAGCACTAAAGAATTCTGTAAAAGCATATGCTAAGAAGAATAAGAAACCTTTTGGCAAAGCAAATATGCCATTTATTGACCCTGTTGCTCTTCAAGAGAAAAGAGTTGCTGATGGAGTAAATAAATTTGATTTAGCAAAAGCAGATAATCTAAAAGCGCTTATTGCTGATGACCAAGTATTTGCCAATAACGCTTTCCTTGCTCCATATAAAGATGAACTACAAAAATTCTTTGCTCAAGATGGAGAAGTTCCTCTTGCTGCTCTAAGTCCAGATGCTCGTCAGGCTCTATCTCAATTAGTAAGCGATGAGGTAAGAAAACCTGGAACTGGAAGCACAGATGCTAAGAAAATTCGTGCTAACGAACTTGCTCGCATGATTATGGGACTTCACGAAGAAAAACTTGCTCTTAATCCTAACCGTGATGACTTAGGACCTGCTGGAGAAGAACTCAAGGATATTGATTTCAATGCTGTCTTTAATTTTGGTCAGAATTTGAATGGTCGTAGAGCAGTTAACCTTGAAATCAATGGTCAACCTACAGGATTCAAAATTCAAGCAGTTGGTGACGGAATCAACGCTTCTTATAACTATCGTTTGATTCATAAAGCATCTGGTCAAATTTTCTACTTCAAGCGTGAGCGTAGTTTAGAGTCTGCTGATGCAGAATATGCTTCAAACCAAGTTGCTCGTGCTTTGAATATTGCTGGCACTCCTGTTGTAGTAAGACACAACAATGATGCAAGAGTTTTGATTATGACAAATGCTGGAGACTCTCTAGACTTTGAAAAAGACCCAACTATTGCTGGAAATTCTGGTAAAAACTATGACGATGTTGCAGCAAGAGCAGCAATTGCTGATTTAGTTGCTTTTGGTGTTCTCGATGCTGTTATCGTCAACACAGACCGACACACTCATAACTTCCTTCTTGGAGATTTTGATAGAGGAAATGTAGATGGAAATGGTCGTGAAGAAATTCAAATCCTTCCTATTGACCACGGATTTGCTCAGTTGTTCCAAAATAAATATAGAGTTAATGACCCTCTTGACTACATGACTGGTGGAGATGGTCGTGATGGCGGAAAAATTAACAAGGCTCTTGCTAGAGATATTGGCGCTGCTACTTATAAAGAACTTGTTGATATGACCATACAACAAGCAATCCAAGCAATCGAGCGCGGAGACTTTTTAGCAGATTTGAAGCCGTCAGATAAACAAGAAATTATAGACAGACTACTTCGTCTAAAGGGAATTGATGTAGACAAGTGGAAATCTAGTTTAGCGAAGAAACTATAAGGAGAAAATGACATGGCACTAAATGTATACAGAGTTTATAACGTAGATAATGTTCTCCCAGAAGATGCTGCTCATTTATTTTCTATAGTCACCACCGAGAATAGTGCTGCCTATGCTATTCCTAGTAATCCAGACATCACTGATTTTGAAGGTTTTGACGAGAAAAGAATAGAATTCCTTCTTTCTCGTGAAGAAAATCCTCCAACAACACCAGAAGAGTGGGCACTAGTTGCTTCACAAAATATGTCTATGCTTGATGTAATACCTGTTTCTGATGTTGAATATGAAACAGTAGAAGAAGCAATTCTTGAAGAGGGATACCTAGCAGAAGATGCTTGGTATTTTAGAAATCCAGATAGAGCAACTCCTGTT